GACCTATAACCCATAATTTTACATATTTGATTTTCCTCATTTAAACCCTCAAATAACGATTTAAATTTCCACCAATGCAAATATTCAACTTCGTTTAAATCAAGTCTATATTGGCTTAAAAATGCCGAATAAATGTAATTTGCATCTTCTTCATAAGAATATATCTTTTTTATTTTAGAATTATTACCTTTTTGTTGTTTTTTTTCTATATCTCCTCTTGCATAAAACCATATAATACCATCTATTGCTTTTTTTAAATCTTTGGGGGTTTCTTTATAAAATAAGTTTAATGCAATTGCTACTTTTGTTTTTTCATCGACTTTTCTATCTTGCATTAACAACTCAAATAAAATAAAAGACCTAAAATTTGTTTCAATTTTAAGTCCTTCGTATTCCGTTGGTAATTTATCTAATAATAAATTCATCTTTGCACTCTTTCAGGGCTATATTTTGAAACTAAATCATCTATTACATTGATTTGTTTTTCTTTTTCTTTCATTATATCCTTGAATGCATTTAACAATAAGTTTAAACTATCTTTTCCTTCAAACCATTCTTGGCTTGTACCTTCTCCAAAAACATAATCAAGAAAATCTTTTAATATCTTACATTCTTGCCTTATGCCTTCGGCTAAAGAATTCTTACCAATTTGTTGTTTTATTGTTTCCGTATCATCATAAACTTTTTTACTTGCTATTTCTATTCTTTCTAGTAAATCAGCATCAGTAAAGTCTATGTCTTTCTTGACACCATTTATTATTAACATAAATTATCCTCCTATTTTATAAACCTGAATCAGCAGTAAATGCTGCAACTGAATCGTTAGAACTTGTTGTAGCAGTTCCTTTAATTCTCTTACTTGTTGCTCTCATATTACCACTATAAGTATAAGCATCCATTGAATCTCCTTCAGCATCTCCAATGATTGCCCATTCTCTTTTTACTGCTTTATATGTGTTGGCTTTTCCCTCAATTGGTTGTGAGAAATCAACAACAACCATATTTCTACGAGCTTCAGTTCCTGTTTTTTCATCATCAAGAATTTCTACCATTTCATTGTGTACTGGGTCGTCTTTATATTGATCAAATCCAAAATCATAACTTGGCGAATATCCTGTAACATCAGTTGTTTCAAATTCTTCATCAACATATTGTCTTGAATATTCTTTTGGATTTTTAGATTGACTAAAAGTAGTAAATCCACGCATACGATTAAATGTTTCAGTTTCATTTGATACATTTCCAAAGAATGCAACTTTATCACTTCTTTTTACTAAAGTTCTTGGCATATTTTAAACCTCCTTTAAATAAGTAATTTTCATTTGTATAACATATTTTGCTGTTCCTTTTTGAGCATCTTGTATCGTTCCATTACTTAAACATTCAATGGATTGTATTCCTTCGATGTCAGGTAATATTCGATGCCTATTGTTATACTCTATTTCATTATAAAATCTTTCATAAAAATCAAGATTTTCTATATTTTGTTTATTACTATCATCATAGTATTCTCGGCTTCCAAAGTTAAATGTAAGTTGTCCTAGATAGCCACCATCACAATATGGTCTTTCTTTCGGTTCTATTGGTATTGGTTCTATTGTATAATCAGTCGCTTCTTCTCCTAAAAAATCAGCAAGTATATTTTTAAATTCTTCTGCAAGAGTAACTTTATTTAAAAAATAATCTTTTAATTTTTCGATCATATTACTTACTTCCTTTCAATTTCTTTACATAATCAGCAACTTCTTGAGCTACAATGTTTTTTTCATTGTTTACCATTTTCTTATCCCAATACTTCCCTCGTATTCCTTTTCCTTTGTTTGCAGTGTATTGTTTATGTGCATAAGGAACTTCATAAGTTACACTACCCGGTCTAATTGTTGCAGTTGTCATTAATACTCCTGTATCTTTCGGAACATATTTAGCCATTCTTCTAAAACAAGTATTTGCTAGAAATAATTCAGCCTTTCCCCCTGACTGCATTCCAAACTTATCAACAATTTTATTTTTATCAAAATCTTCTAAAGTATATTCTATCTTTAAACCCATTATTGACCTCTTATTTCAAAGTGTTGCATATTATAACTTCCAAAGTCTTTTTTGCTCCAATCGGCTATTACAAATACCTCATAGGCTTTTAAATCTTTAATTCCTTCAACTTCAGTTTCGGTAATATCACCGTTTATAATAAAATCTCCATTTTGAATTGTCCAACCTTTACCATTATAATTTTTAGGTTCAACATACTTTTGCAAGTCTTTTTCGTTTTTGTCGAATGGAATAAACACATTTACTTTATCATTATTTTCATAACCTGTATTTGTGTTTACTCCAACAACATCATCCCAAAATACATTTTTAACAACATATTTTTTATAAGTTATTTCTTTTGTAAATGGTTCAATATATTTATTAAATATACTCATTTTTGTATTAGTCATCATATTATCAAACCCCACAATACAAAATGTGTTCTCCGTTATATACAACACCATACAAGTCAGTTAATATTAAATCATTTATTTCAGTTCTTTTATCTTCAATAATTTTTTTAACATCACTATTATAACTTACTGAATAACTTCCTACACTTTCACTAGACTTGCCTCGATTTATTTCTTTATCATAGGATTCCAATACTTTATTTATTATTGAAAATTCACACATTTTAACTTCTTGTGGTATATCTTTTCCACCTGCAAGTCTATTATGTGTAACTTCATCTATTCTTCTTCTAGCCTCAAATTCTAATACATTAAAAGGAGTTAGTTCTAAAGTTCCACCTAATTCTTTGTATTCTTGATATTTTAGGTATTGTCCTTTAATATTCATAAACTCCCTCCTTTATTTTATAAACCATTTTCTGGTTCGCCAAGTTTGATTTGAACACCTAAAGCATTTGTAACTTTTAAGCCACCAACTTCACGACCTTGTAAAGCACTTGCTCCAATGTGTTTTCCATCTGCTAAATTGTTAATAGTTGGTTCTACTGACCAAACTTCATATTTTTGCATAAATCTCTTGTCATAAACCATAAATTCAACAGGTCTTGTTACACTAGTATCTTCTTCAGTACGAGTAATATTTCCCATTAAATAATTAGTTTTTACTGGAACACCATTAATTTTACCAATTACACCTTCACGAATTAGTTCAGCTCCTAAATTTCCTGATGTATTTGAGAATTTTTCATCAGTTAATAGTAATAATTCAGTATCAGCATCAACTGCAACTCTCATTTCAGATAATTCCATATTTCTTTTTTTCATATTGCTTATTTCTTTTGCAATTTGTTTATAGGCAGTTTTTTCAGTTAATCCTGTTGTATCGCTTGAAATTGTTCCTCCTGTTTTTAAAACATCAATTGCCATACCTTCTTTTTTTAATCCTAATGAATATCCTGCTGCTTCAATACGATTTGCACGAATATTGTCAGGAACTGCTTCAGCTTCATAACCATCAATTAATTCATTAATTGCATAGTTCTTGTCTACTGGTAAGTCTACATAATCAGTATCACTTTGTGTTAATGAAACACCATTTAAAATATCATAATCACTTATTGTTACAGTAGCACTTCTTGTTGGAACTTTAATTGCTCCAGTTGCTCCATCAATTTCATAATCAGTTGAAAAATCTTCATAAATATTTACTTTAGATTTAGCCATTGCTAAAACTTCAGTTGCATAAGTATCTCTTCTTTTGTGAGTACCATTAGTTGCTATTGGATTAGCCATTTTATCATCTCTCCTTTATTTATTTAAATTGGTCTGGATGTCTTGACTTTAATATAGCCATAACACCACTTTCTTTTGCAATCGAACTTGATTTATTTTCAACATCCGTTGCTTTTTGTTCTTGCTTTTTTGTATATTTTGGATTGTCAGCCAAATAATTTTTTAGATTATCCGAAAAATCTCCATCCATTTTACCAACTTTATAAAGAATAAATTCTACATCATCACTATCAGTTATTCCAGCTCTTAATATTTCATTTTCTCTTTGTAAATTTGAAATTGTATTGTCTTTTTCTCCATCTTTTTTTACTAACTCATCATATTTATCTTGTTGAGTTTTTTGGCTTTCTTTCCATTTGTTGTAGTTTTCCATTTCTTCCTTGCTCGGTATACCTTTTCGTTCTTTAGCAAGTCTTTTTTCTACAATGTCATTTACTTCTTTTTGTGTAAATGTTTTTTCTACAACTTGTTCACTGTTATTTTCTACTTGTTCAGTAGTAGTAGTTTCAGTTTCTACATTTTGAACTTCTTGTTCCATATTATCCTTTCTTTATACTCTTTTAAGTTGGAGTATAACCTTGCTTTTATTGTCTACAAGTTTGACATATTAATTCCCTGTTGGAATTCAATTATGTTATAACACAATGTAAATATTTTGTCAAAATCTACATCTATCAAGATATTTTCTCTTGACTAATAATTTTCCTTTATTGCCTTTATCCCATCTATGATCGTTTTCAAATTCTTCTAATATTTTATCTATTATTTGTCTTTGTTCCATTGTAGGTTCACACATTTGCCCGTTTACCTCTTTAAATATTTCATTTAGTAAAATGTATGTATTTATGTCTAAACACTCTATAAGATGCAAATAACTATGGGAATTTGGCATTAATATTGCTCCATTTGAAATATCTTTTTTTCCACCATCTTCTCTCTTTTTTATATGATGGTATGTTGCATCTTCTTTTTTTAATTTATAATTCAACCAATCCATTTGTGATACTGGTTTATATATTCTTAACATTTGTCTTAATACTTCTTTCATTTAACCTCACTAAAAAAAGCAAGATTATTTCTTGCTAGTTTTCTTATTTTCTTTTTTTTCTTCTTTAGGTTCTTCAACTTCTTCAGTTTTCTCTTCAATAACTTTTTCTTCCTTTGGTTCTTCTGCTACAGCATCAGTCTTTTCTTCTTCAACAATTTCGTTAACAACTTCTTCTACTGATTTTCCTTCATTTTCGGCTAATTGAGTAATAGCCCCTGCAACTGCTTGTACTACTTCTTCTGATACTTCTTCCTTTGGTTCTTCTTTATTTTCTCCAATAACATTAATATAACTCTTATTATATTTGTTATCTCCATTTAAATAATTGCACATTTCTTCAGTACAATCAAAAGTATCTCCTACAAATAGTTCTCCATCTTTTGCATTATTATTTTCATCTGCTCTAACAAGATTTTCTAGTTCATTAAATTTTTTTAAAGTAAAATATTCTTTAACTTCACATTTTTTCATAATTATTTCTCCTTTTTTTGTTTTATTATAATCTCTTAGTAAATCTAAAGTAAAACTTTATTCTTCCATAAAATACCTCCTATTTCTTTAACGGAAGCTGATTAATTTCTTCCATTATTTTTTGAATATAACTATTTCCTCCCATTGCTTTATATTGCTCATACATATATGTAATATTTTCTTTTTCATATGTAGGAATATTACCTAATTCAGTAAATACATAATATTTGCTTGTTATCGAACTTCTTAATAAACATTTTAGAGCATTTTCTTGATTAGTTTCTTTTTCTTTGTATGTTTTTGCCTTGGCTACAAAATATCCTAAACAACCTGTTACAATAAATCCTACTATTGTTAATATAGTTTTCATAACAATTTCATTAATCATAATTTTCCTCCTGTCTTGCTATGAAAATTATAACACCTAACCCCATAATTGACAAATTACTTGCTTAATTCTTTTGCTTGCTTACATAGATCATTGACTTGACCCATTACATTACCAAATAAATTATCTAATGATGCTTTTTTCTTTGGAATATATTTCTTCTTACAATATTTTCTTTGTGCTGCTCTTCTTCCAACAATATCACTTTCATTTTTGGAAAATGTTTTGTTATCCCATGTTAATCTTTCGCCAAATTTATTTATTTGATTATTTCAATTTTTTAACATTAACTCTATGATATTGTGAAACATTCAATCTATTCTTATATGTGTCTAAATTTGCTTTATTACTAAAGTCATTATATTTATATGTTAATTGGCTAATTTTTTGCTGTGCAGTTTCAATTTCTTGCTTGTCACCACTAGATCTAGCTATTATTTGCCTGTCTTTTTGCCTACGAATCTCCGTTTCTAGCTTTCTTTGTACTTGTGTTGCCTCGTATTTGACATATGTCTTGCCCTCATATTCCACCTTGCTTAAACTCTCTTTTCTCATATCGTTTAGCATTTTATTTGTATAACTAGGTCTATTTACTCCTAAAATAATAGAAAATACAAAATGTCGACAATTTAATGTTCCTATTGGTCTTTCTAAATCAGCATCAATCTTTTTAAATTCCTTTTTGCTAAATTGTTGTCCTTGAATATCAAGATGGTCTTCTCCACAAGGGCTATGAGCAGAAATTTCTACTCCATCAGCTCCGAGTTCTTCCCCTACTCTTTCTTGAATACCGATATTTATTTGCTTTACACTTGTTAATATGTTTTGCCTTACTGAACTATCTATTCTTCTATTGTACCCACTTGCATATCCTACTTTATCTTCGTGTATTTTTATTCCACTATCTGCTAATTGCTTTATTGTGTTCCTCATTGCACTTTGATAATCCGTAACTCCTGTTGATACATTGTATGCTGCTTCATCTAATAAATCGTTAAATGCCTTTTTTAATGGCTTGTATATGATTTTATTTCCTTCTTTAAATGTAAAACCTATTTGTTTTGAGTGTGACAGTTGCTTAAATGTTCCTTTTGTGTCTTTTTTTATTGTTTCAACATATCTTTTTAGTTGAATATTATCTTCATAAGGTATAAACTCTTTTCCTTTGACTTTGTAATATGTTTCGGCAAATGCTACATTTTCTTCGGCTACTTTGTCTAGTAAAACATCTAGTTCTTGGGCTGATTTTCCACTTAATTGTGATAATTCATTTAATAATTGGTCTATTTCGGTGCTATATTTCAATTCTTGGGCTAGTTTGTGGGCTTGGCTAGGTGTTAGACCATCAAATTGTTTAATAGCCTCTCCAAGTGTTTTTAATACCTTTGTGTTGTATCTATTAAATCGTTGATAAAATCGTTCCAAGACTGCATCTAGTCTTTTTTCATCGTTCATTATTCCCATAGTTCCCTCCGTTGCTTAAATTATACCACAAAAAAAGAGGATTGTATAAATCCTCCTAATAATCAATTTCAGGACTAGAGTATCCTAAAATAAATTCTTTGTTGATTTTGTAAGCAGTCAAGTAATCTTGAATTTGCTTTAGTGCATTATATAATGATGGGTAGTTTTCTTGTGTTATTTCGGTTGTTGTTGGGGTTTCTAATGGATAATATACTATTGTGTTATGTGTTGATAACCAATTTTTAAAATTAGTTACATTTGTAAAAGAAGTATTTTTTATAAAAATATTGTAACCAGCCGTACTTGATTGTAAAGCAAATTCTCTATTAGGTAGTCCTGCATTTAAACCACTTTGAATTGAATTGTATCTATAATAATTAGATAAACCATATCCAACAATAAATGGTTTAGAATTAAAATATTTTTGTATATCAAATAAGCTTTCACCATAAGTATTTGTCCAACTTTCACTACCATCAAAAATAACTTTGTTAATAACTTTATATAAATAAAACCTACCATTACTAGAATAAATCTTATCTTCGTATGTATCTATTTTACATAGTTCTATATCTCCTAATGGTATATTAAATGTTTGTGATATATAGGGTTCGTATGTGGTATCTTCTAAACTATCTAACACCATTGGTTTTATTAATTGATTATTTATAGTTGTGTCATCTAGGACAGTTATTTCTATATATCCAACATCATAAGTTGATGTGTCAATTTCAGTACCTGTTCCAGTATCAACTGCTAATACAACATACTCTCCACCATGATTATTTATAGCTCGTAATCGTACATTATTTGTACCACCTGATAAATATTTTCCTGGAAATTTTAATTGATTTTGTTCTTGATAATTACCGTATAATTCAGTATTTGCGTTTCCACCTGTTGCAGTTCCATTAACTAAAACAGAGCCATCATTATTAACAGTAAAAGTTACTCCGTTATGGGTGTGAGTCGATTCCGTATATGGAAAAGGTAGTTTATTCTTCCCACTAACCTTATAAGGCACATCCCCACTTAAATTATTAATTACTACCTCACCATAAGTAAATGCACCAGTTCCTTGATTAGTATAAAATACATCATTCACAATATCGTATAAGCCTACTTCGTTATCACTATTACGATAACAAGGAATAAAGTTTCTTACTAATTCGTTGTCATTATAAATTTTTAGTGTAAATAATTTTATTGATGAATAAAATTTTGCACCACCTTCATTCATAGCAAATATATACATATTTGTTGGGGTTTCAAAAGTTGCGTATGTGGTATTTGCCATTTCTGTATTATCTAAATACGTTATATTTTTATCTTTAAATACATTATATTTTGTATTTAAAGAAATTTGCTCTCCTTTCTGTGTAACATTGTTATATCCACTATACAAATAAGGTTCATCACCAGGCGACATTGTAATAGCATAATGTTTTATAATTGAACTTTTTCTACCACCTATTATTGTTTTATTCCCAGCATAAGAGAAATTTGTTGCTTCAAAATCCAAATTTACTTTCATATCTTGGTTGCCTTTAATACCAGTGTCAATATATTGTGTACCACTACTTTCTATATAATCAACTTGTGTGTATTCACTAGGTAATCCAGCAGTATTTTGACTAGTTCTTCCTACTACTCCATTTACACTTAAATCAGTTTTATCACTAGCATCTCCATAAAATGTATCAAGCCAATTAAGGTAGTTTCTAAAGGTTGTAGAGCTTGTTATTTCGGCTCCTAGACTATTTAATCTATCTTTAAACAAATCTTTTGTATTGTTTAAATAGGTTAATTTTGTCGCTATATCTGCCATTATACCACCTCACCATTAATCGCATCAATTACACTTGAAATATCTCCAACAAGACCATCCACATAGGCTTTTGTTGTTAAGTCTTTTCCTGTTATTACATTTTCTAGTGTTCCTTTTGAGATAAAATAACCATTTGATCTAGTTTGATATGTATTATATGTTATGGCTTCTCCATACAAAGTTCCTGTTGTTGACGATACCTTTGTTCCGAATTGACTTTCGTTAGCTTTTATAACTCCACCCTTACTAGAACTGGCATAATCAGTATTCTTTACATAATCGGTTAAATCTACTTCCGTACTTCCTATGAATTCCCAATTATTAGATACATATATATACTCATCATAAGCATTATTTGTTTCACTTGGATTTTTTGGTACTAAATATATTGTTGTTGTCGATATGTCTTGTGTTGGTAACTCTTCTACTACTCTCAAATCCATTGTTGTTATCGCACTTATTAAGTCATTTACCTCTTGTTTTGTAAATGTTTCATTCTTTTTATAGTAATTTAACAAGTTATCGACTGCATTTGTTATATAACCACTATCGTTTGTTAATTCACTTGTCTTTTCAGGTATTTCGCTTTTATCGGCTTTATTTGTTTTTAGATTGTTTATGTCAGTTTTTACTTCGGTGTCATCATAGTTTTCTAAACTTGCTAACTTGTTTTTTTCTTCAGTTGTATAATCATTTGTTGACAATCCTTTTCCTTGAACTTTATCTACTTTATTATTTTGTAAATCAGTTATATCTTGATTTATTTCACTTATCGTATTATCAAAGTCTAAATCAGTTTTTACACTTGTTTCTACATCATTTTTTATATCATTTATTTCACTGGCAGTAAAATAATCAATTCCTTTTTGTGGAGTATAACCTGGAACACCTTGTGGTCCTCGCTCACCTGTATCACCTTTTTCTCCTTGTATTCCTTGCTCACCTTGAATACCTTGTTCTCCTTTATCTCCTTTGTCGCCTTTTTCACCATCTAAAATATCTTCACTTTTTTCTTCTCCATCTCGATTAGTAATAGTGACTGTTGTTTTTCCATCTTGTTTTTCAATGTTTATATCAACATTTTCGGCTTTTCCTACTGCTTCTTCTAGTTCATTTAAACCATCTTGCAATTCTTGTTCAAATTGCTCCATTTCACTTGGTGTTATTGGTTCAGTATTTTCTGCATCTTTTAAACTTCCTACCCAAGTATCATAATAATCAGGGCTTGGGTTGTATCTTATTATTTCTTCTTCATTTTCAACCTTATAAGCAACTACACCTATTTCTAATGTTCCTTTTTCAGTTAAAACCTCGTTAGGATAATCACACTCGTTATTTACTATTATTTGCTTATATGTACTACCATTTAATGTAAAATAAGCCTCTTTTACGAATTCATTTGTTATTTCTTCTGCAAATTCAAACTCACATTTACTTACTTTTACCTCTAATTCATTAATAGGCTCGGTTTCTTCTCTTATTATCTCTACATTATGTGGATTTACTCTTATTTTCATTATTCATCACCCCCAACTAAATCATTAATACTTGGGTTTTCTTTTTTTATAGCTTCAATCTTTTCTTTTGCTACCTCTTCGGTTTCATTATAAACTTTCATTCTATATTCAACTTTGCTTGTTATTCCTTTATCTACTTCTCTTTCAATCCTTTGTTGTGTCTTTTCTTGATTTTCAAATCTACTATAATCAAGTTCTACTTGTATTTCATCTTCACTTAATTCTATATCTTCTAAATAACATACTGATTTTACTAAATCAATGATAACATCTTTTATAACTGTTGCATAAACCTCTTTTGTTCTAAATGCATCATCATTTTCACTTAATATTTCAGTAGCAGTTGCAACTCCTTTTCCATCAATTCTATAATGATCTTCTCCAAATCCTAAAGCACTTGAATACCAATTTAATTCACTATTGATTGAATCTATATGTTCTTGGTATCTTAAAGAAAAACTTATATCTTTAACAGGTTGGTCTTTCATACCATTCATTGCTACATAAGTTCTATCGTTTCTATCAAAGAACAATTGTTGTGATATTGTTCCATCATCATTTACTTGTGGTGCTGATTTTAAAGCAGTCTTATCAACTAATATTTTTCTTTTACCATCAATAAATTCATTATCAAAACTATCGTATTTATCATCAATTGCCTTTAATTTGTCTATACTATTTGCGTATATACTTAACCCCATTGGTGTTTTTATATCAATGTTATTTGCTAATGGTGGCTTAATAATTTGAAAATGTGGTGTATCAGTATTGTATATTACTTGTTCTTCTACATTTGGAAACTTATCTTCAAATGGTATTTGTTTTCCTAATTGATTAGCATCTTTTGATTTATAAAGCTCGTGTAATTTTATATATTCTTGAACAAACTCATCTTTTTCGTTCTTGCTTATTCTAAATTCGTGATATGTTAAATGTGTATAGTAGAATGTTGTTCTTTTTTCTACTTCTTGAAATTGGTCTAACACCATAAACCCTGTTATATTAAAGTTATCGTATGCATAAGGAATTATCATTGATGCATCATTTATATATTCAATTCTTGTTCTTCCTAATGCATCTTTGTATTCAGTCATTGCAGTTGTTCCTAATGCAAATGCTAACTCTAACATTTGTGGGAACATTATTGTAAAGTTGTTTTGTTTACTATCTAATATTTTCCATAATCTCTTTGTTTTCTCTTCAGTTGCTAATTTAATATCACACTTATTAGACCAGTTAAGTTTCATCATATCTTCAGCACCTTTTTTTGCCATCGACATTGTTTTTTTCTCAACTTGTCCTTCTGAACCATCGGCATACTTTACATTGTAAAAATGAAAGTTTTCAACCGAACCTGAATACCAACTTTTCCATACATCTATTAAGTCGTAGTAATTAGTATCAATTATATCTACACCTTTTGTATGAAGTTGGTTTTTTAAATCTTCATATATTGTCATACCTCTCCTCCTTTTAGAACTCCAAACCTAATTTTTGAAGATTTGCTTTTACATAATATTGGAATTCATCACAACTATGGTCGGCATAATAATAAGAATAATCGTTAGTGTAACTATTGTAATATGTTTCTTCAGTCAATTCTTTTTCTTCTTTATCAGGAATTGGTTTACCTTTTTCTACACTATCTTTCTTCCACATATAATTGCTTAACTCTTTTATGTGAATCCAATTATTACTTGTGTTAAGTATAACATATTTTCCCGTATCTATAAAATCTTGGGAATATTCTATTAATTCTTCCTTATCTTTTCCTTTATTTACAGGCTGCAAGTTAATACTAAACATTGCAAAATATTGATTTCTTAATGCTCCTTCTGCACTATCTATTGTTTCGGTATCTACTTGTGTATGGTATTTCACACATATTTTAGTTCTAAAGTCAAATATATCTTGTGCTAATTCGCTTGGTGCTTTCTTTCTTGGCTTTTCGTGTGGGGAATAATAGTAAGTGTCTAATCTATACCATCTTCCATCAGTTGCATATCCATAAGCTCCACAACTTGTTGCACTTGTTTGATGACCACTATCTATTGCAAAGTCTACATACAATATTCTTAACTTGTTTTCTTCTATGTAATTTGCATTTTCTATAATAAATAAATCAGGGTTATATATAAGACCTTCAATTCCTATAACTTTACCTAAATAAATCCACTCATATCTTTTAAAGTCATATTTCTTTAACCTTTCGGCTTCTTCTATAAACTTTCTTCCAAGCCATTTTTCAGGTACTGTTCTATAATCAGTATGCGAATATAATACATCTTCTCTTTTTCTCATTTTGTCAGCCCATTGGTTTATAAAAGAATATTTATTTTTTGGTGGGTTGTATGAAAACATAGATATAAAATAATCGTTGTTTCCCCTTGAAAATGTTGCTATTGCTTGTTGGAAATCATCATCATTGTCAAACTCACTTGCTTCTTCTATCCATAATATTTTTATTGGCCTTGATTCATCAATAAAACCTTTTAATTTTTCTACATCATCAGTTCCAGCAAAATATATTGAATTATTATTAAAAAAAGTGATCTTCATAGGGCTTACACTAGCAATATAATCATATCCTTCTTGTAGCCCTAATCTTCCACTTGCTTTTTTTATTTCTTTAAAAACACTGTTTCTTAATGTATTTTGATATTTTCTTAATACTATTGCACTACAATTCTCTTCCGATATGCAATGATAAACTAATTTTAAAGAACTAAATGAAGATTTTGTGCTTCCTCTTCCCCCTTCAAGAATTATATATGATTTTTTTGAATTAAATATATTCCAAAATGATGGGGATATTATATCTTTTATATCAATATTCATTAGTCATCATCCTTTGGTAAAGAATTTACTATTGTTATCTTATTTTTGTTGTTATTTTCTATCTCTTGTTTGTCTTTATACCCACATTTGTTTTTCATATAAAATATTTTTAAAGTATCACTCGTATATTTATTATTAAGTGCTTCATCTTCAAGAATATCATTGAGTTTTTTAAAGGTGCCGGAGTAATAATCGTTTTGTGCATAATAAGTATCTCTGTTTATATCACAATAAACACAAAACCCTGCTATATTTGGTAGCCTTTTCTTTTCGTTACAATATTCTATGTATTCATTAAATTTGTTTTTAAATGTATCTTCGTTTTCAAAAGCTCTTCGTGACAAAATACCACCCACTTTCTTTTTAAATTTAACAAAATTATATCATTTATTCTAATAATTGTCTATTTGTACCTTCTGCAAGAGTGTTTTAGCTTATAAAATGGCATATATCCGTTCATAAATTTCCATAAGTTGTCTTTTTGCCACTCCAAAAGTTTTAATTTGTAAAACATTGCTTTTGTTTGAACGATAAAATCTGCCCATTTGCCTCTTTCCCACATAGAAAAAGACGATAATATCCCTTGATACTCGTCTTTTAATGCCTTAATATGTTCAACCGATTCCCTGTACGTCCAATTTGGATTAACATAAATCATAAATATCCCTACCTTTGAATAATACTATCATAGAATTGATAAAAAAGCAAGAAAAAAGACAGGAGGTGAATGTGTGAAAAAACCTGTCTTATCAAAGAATAAAAAGGGGTTGCTGTGTCATATACACAATTGGTACTTTTTTATAAGCACCTAGAAATATTATAGCACTACTAATTTATTTTTGCAAATTGCTAATTGCTGTTGTTTAATAATTCTAATATTGTTTTTGCCACTTCTTTTTTAGGGCAAAATAAGAATTCAATTTTGTATTTTTCGCTCATAGTAAGTAATACTTTTTTTAATGTCGAACCTTTCACTTTAGAATATTTACTAGACCAATTTTCAACATCATCAATACAAGTTATTTTTGGTTCTTCTATCAAAAATATAAATCTTTTTACATTTAATTCTTTCGCTCTTTCTATTTCTCTAACAACTCTTAAATGAGATACACTATTGCATAAATTCGAAGCAACTTCAATTAAACCCATTTTTCTATCAATAACTACATTATAATTTTTATAAAACATATAATCAGCAGTTTCTAATTTAGTTATGATATATTCTTGATTAATTTTATCAAAATAATCAGTTATATGTTTAAATTTTCTTTCTCTGCTATCAATAAGTAAAATATTATCATTCATTTATATACCTCCATTTAAACCCCCCTGCTGACTTTCTTTTATTAGTGCAAACTTTCCAAATACTACCTCTTGAAATATTTAAACTTTCGCTTGCTTCCTTAACTAAATCCCATTTTTTTATAAAATTACCATTTTTATCATATTGATTTATAGGAGTATGATGTGAACTTTTAACTCCAAAATAGGTTTTTGGTGGTTTAGATAATCCGTTTTTTATTGCTTCTTGTGTATTATGTTTATAAGTACACCACTCTAAATTTTCTAAATCATTATTTAATTTGTTGCCATCAATATGATTAATAATTGGATAATTATTTTCATTTTTTATAAAAGCAAAGGCGATCAATCTATGAACTTTCATTCTTTTTAATTTTCCATTTTTATGTAAATTAACAACAAAATAACCATCAGCTTTACTAAAACTATTTTTTAAAAAGTGTCCTTTAATCTTTTGGTATCTATTTCTATTAGCATCTTTTACATAAGTTTCTAATCTTTTTACTCTACCCAAATTACTAACTTGATATAATCCCCTATAATCATATATTTTGCCTTTATCTTCAAAATAAATATCTTTCCAAATTTCATTTTCCATAACATAATCTCCTTTCGGAGTAAAACAAAAGAGAACTTGTATGAATATATTGGCGATATGTTGAGTAGCAACCAATGTATTCATACAAATTCTCTTCTGCTACTCAACACTTATATTATATCATGAAATAGTAAAATAATCAAATCTGAATTTATTATAATAAAAGTTTCATAATCTCTCTTTATTCCCTGTTTATTTGCCTTTCTAGGCTCGTTTTGTATCTTCTTAGACCATTTATACTATTTTGGCATTTCATAAATATATGTTGGGTTTGGCATAAAATCTAATACTTCACCTAGACCATTTTGTTTTTTAGCAAAAGTACAATTTATTAATTTATCTTCTATATCATCTAATACTTCTAATGCTCTATCTTTCGTTCCATAAAATCCTAAATTTCCATTATCTGATGTTATAACATAAGGTTGACTATAAATATTTCCAACCCAACTATCATAATCTTTTGTTATTTCTTCTACATAAATATTATTTACTTTTTTTAAGTTATTTCTATCTTGGCTTCTTATCCATAATTCCATATAATCACTCCTTTTTATTAAACCCCTGTTTCTAATTTCATAATTATTCCTCTTCCTTTAAATTATCCTTATAATAATTATAATGATACCCTATATTAAAAGGTGGATCACTTACAAAAATAACTTTTTCTCTATCAATATTTTCCAATATACGTGGTAAAATATCTTGACAATCTTTATTATAAATATCAATCATTAAATTTACACTCCTCAATCCAAACAAGATAAGTCTATCTCATTCTTTATTACTACACCACGATCATTACCACCACTTGTCATTATTGTTTGGCACATATCTTTTTGTACATTACCTCTATGATATTGCATACAAGATGATATATCTATTCCATCACCCTC